CGCAAGCCTGATCGGAAACCAGAACCACAGCTTGCCCCAGAACCCAAATATGAACGCGGCTTCCTAGAAAAAGCACTAGGAATAAGTCCTGCGTACTAATCCGTCGGCTACCCGCAATCATGCGGCCCCGACACAACCGAAGCGGCTACCTACAAGCCAAAGTAGCCCCGCTAACATGAGGTAATAAAATGGCAAAAGCAAGAGGCCACCGTGCCAACAAAGCTAACGATTCATTCGGAACCGTTAACAACGACAGTCTTTACAAAGGAAAGTATCGTGAGGACGTTTACGTAGACGATGACGATGAAAACGTAGAAGCCCAGAGTGAAGCTGACCCCGCAGAGATCGAAGCGGCTACTCAGCAAGGCGAAGCCGGAGAAAGTTTTGCACAAGCAAAGCAAAAAGAAGAGCCGGAAGAATCTCACGATTACAAGAAACGTTACGACGACCTAAAACGTCACTACGACGCAAAGGTCAACGAATTCAAGCAGGAAATTGGCGAACTTAGATCTGCAGTACGTTCCAATGATGTTGAAATGCCCAGCGGTATTCCAATGCCAAAAACAATGGACGAGTTGCAAGCCTTTAAGGAACAGTATCCTGACATTTTCGAAGTCGTACAGACCGTATCTGCTATGCAAGCACAGTCTCAGCTTTCACAACTGCAAGAAGAGATTGGCGTAATCAAAGAACGGGAAAAGGCACTGGAGAAGCAAAAGGCATACGCTGAACTTCTTCACCTACATCCAGACTTTGACGAAATCAAAGCAGACAACGATTTCTTGGAATGGTTAGATGAACAGCCAGAATCTCTAAGCGACGGCATCTACAAGAACAATACCAATGCTCGTTTAGCGGCACGTGTTATTGATCTCTACAAAGCTGATAAAAACATCAGCGCAAAACCAAAGCAGACTCGATCTAAGCGAGACGATGCAGCAGCGGCTGTAACTCGTCAAGCACCCAGAGAAATTGCTACAAAAGATAGCAATGGGAAGATCTGGAAAGCTTCACAAATCGCCAAAATGAAACCGCACGAGTTCGAAAAGCTGGAAAGCGAATTGGACGCGGCACGGTCTGAAGGGCGAATCGACTTCAACTCTTAGAATAAACCTCAAAATGGAAGGAAAAGCAGATGGCTTTTAATCGCGCTGCAGGTTACAATAACCTGCCTTCCGGTAACTTTACACCGGAAATCTTTAGCCAAAAAGTCCTCAAATTTTTCCGTCGCGCTTCGGTTGCTGAAGACATCACAAATACCGATTACGCGGGGGAAATTGAGAACTTTGGCGATACAGTACGTATCATCAAGGAACCAACAATCACAGTGAGTGCTTACGCACGTGGCTCTGTGGTTAACCCACAAGACTTGGCTGACGACCAGACAACAATGGTTGTTGACCAAGCAAACGCATTTGCGTTCAAGATTGACGACATTGAAGAACGTCAGTCTCATGTTAACTTTGAGGCACTGGCTACTTCTTCAGGTGCATACTCTCTGAAGCGCAAGTACGACTTCAACGTTCTGCAAGCAATTGCTGACGGTGCCGGTATTGCCGGTGCTGACGACGCATCACTTGCTGGTGGTTTGTTGAACACCAACACTGCTCTGGGTACTGCCGGTACTCCAATCGCAGTTCACACTGCTCCAGACAACGCTGTCAACCTGATGCTCGAAATGGCAAAAGAACTTGACGAGCAGTCTGTTCCAGAAGAGAACCGTTGGTTCGTTGCTTCTCCTGCTTTCTACGCCAAGCTGTTTTCAGCCGGTGCAAAGTTCGCAGAAGTACAGGTAACTGGCGACGGCACTTCACCTCTGCGGAACGGTCTTGTTATGCAGGGTAACATTGCTGGCTTCCGTTGCTACAAGTCAACTGCCTTGACTACTGGCGGAACTGACGCAGTTAGCATCTCTGGTGTTACTGCTGCTGCAGGTGAGTCTGTTGTTTTGGCTGGTCACATGTCAGCCGTTGCAACTGCATCTCACATTGCAAAAACCGAAGTAGTTCGGTCAACTGAAACCTTCTCCGACATCGTTCGTGGTCTTCATGTGTTTGGACGT